ATGCTTTTGTCAAAAGTACATACTTACTTTTCAGTAGCTACTTCTTCTTCTGCTACTTTAGCTGCTTGAGCTTCGTCTGCAGCTTTTAGAAAACCTTCTAAACGATTACGTACTGCACCAACATCCGATAACTCAGCACCTTCAAATGCACCACGCTTAGTTACAATATCAATTATTGCAACGCAAGACCTGATGTCACTTAGGTTGAGTCCCTGATTTGCAGGTACAGGTGGTTGTTCTACAGTTTCTGGAGCTGTTTCTTTCTTTGCCATTATGATTCCTTAAATGTTGTAGTTTTATCAAGAGCAACCCAGTAGTCTGTGTTACCCGCCTTTATTAATGCTACCTGCTTCTTATCAATACCAAACTCATATGAGTCAGCAGGTTTAAACTTGAAATTGTTTATGTCAAACACAAAATCAAATTCAGCATCAGTATTTATACTGCAATTCGCAACGTTCATCGTAAATTGATTTGACGTTGGATTTTGTTTATCAACAATAACACATTCGATAAACATTGCAGCAGGGTTTTTACGTATGCTTAGGTTACTTGTTTTAAGAGTAGACGAAGCTTTACGTAATTGAGTTAACTCATCATGTGTAAGTGTAAACTTTAGATCTTCACATGGTAAGTTAATATCATTTGTTGGGACTGTCAGGATGTCGATATCAGAGAAGTAATATTTGAATGCTGTAACACCATCAGTAATATTAACAAACTTTTTATCATCATCGAATGACAATGTAGGATCATCAAACATATTAAGACAAGCTAGGAATTCACCTAAGTCATATATGCCAAATGTGTATGGTGCATCAAAAGCTATATGAGCTTTTGACATAAGAGTTTTAGAAGTAGACATCGTTCGGATAAATCCACCTTCTTCACCAAGAGCAATATTACTATTGATACCTTGATAGTTATTCAATACATCTTTTATTTCATTACTAAGTTTCATTATCAGACTCCTTTAAGTCATGTTCATTAATTGCTAATAGAGTATAGTGCATAATCTTCATAAGATCTTCACGATTTGCTCCGTTCTTTTTGCCATATCTTGATGCATATTTCAATACATTACCAAGACAAAAATCTAATCCTAAGCCTGAGGCACTGATCAGATCCATACTTTGAACACCATTTGGTGCAGCATAATGTTTAGAGTAAGTGCTCTCAACATATGTTTGCAATTGATTGATGTTTTGTAATTCATTAAATTTCATATAGTTCCTTTTTCATTTATGGTATCATTATATCATAGAAAGGGCAAAAGTACATACTTTAGTATAATTTTATTTCGTAACCTAATACAACTCCCCAGTTATCTGTCTCATAGGCTGGAGTAATATACCAATTATCATATGTGGCTCTTACCATTGGCAATAAAGAATAAGAAGAATAACCAGTTACTAATCCAACTTCTACTCTACCAAACCTTTGCCCAATATAGGTACTAACTTTTGATTCACTATTATAATATGCACCAGCAATAGTGCTATTAAAAAATGAATGCTCAACCTCACAACGTACATGAGGATGAACATTCTGATATTCTGCTTCTAAACCAACGTGAATAGATGCTGCAAGTAATAATGATAAGCAACTCATTATGCAGCCACCGCATCAGTAATACGTGCAACTAATTGCTTATTACCTTTCTTAGTCTTAGCAAACTTCTTGAACTCACGTTTAAGATCATTAATAGTATCAGCTTTCTTAGGCTCAAACACATCAGAGTCAAATCTTGCAGAACGATTAATCTTGATAATGAAATAGTCATCATAACCTTTGACATTTTTCCAAGCAGAAAAACCATCTTTTCTCCATGATTTAACATCTTCACGATAATCACCTTCAATTTTTGTATAACCTTGACCAAAAGTAGAAGCATCATATGCAAGGTGGAAACCCATTATAGTTGCACCTGTAATCTCTTTAAGACGAAGTAAAATATTTTCGTAAATCTCACGACCACCTTGACCACGAACCATTTTACCTTCAAAGTTTATCATCACCTCACGTGAAGTATAAACATTTGATTTCTGATCATGCTGAATACTTAATCCATCAGGATAGCCATCAGTTAAGAACATAATGTTTGTATTTTGTAATGAAAATTTACGTGAGAATTCTTTAGTTAGTTTAGCCGCAAGAATTGCAGTTTGAATAAGAGGAGTAGAACCCATCTGATCAATAGCATGTAAATAATGAGCAGAAATACTATAAGCTTGTTTGCCTGAATAAGCATGAGCTTTCGCAACAGCAAATGCAATATAAGAAGCTTCATCAAAAGTTTTCTTATTCATCTTAGAAGAGAACATCTCAACAACTTTAGTACCTTCAGCATTTATCTCTGAAGCTTCAGGTAGAGACTCGCGCATACCTTCTTCTCTGTTTGATCTTCTCCAATATGAAGTAGTAGTAAATGAATAAGCTTCGAAAGGAATATTTACTTGACGACAAAACATTGCAATAGTAATTGCTTGAGCAGTAACATCTTCGATAAGTTCAGCCATTGAACCAGAAAGATCAAGGAACAACATGATTCCATGTGATTTTGCTTGAGCTAGCTGAGTAGTAGTCAAGAAAATATCTTCAGAAGTTTTGTATGCATGTAATTTTAAAGGATCAAGCTTTCCAGATTTAGCAGTGCGAGCACGTGAATATTCAAATGCAGCCTTCTTACGTTCGAAATCTTTTGCAAGTAAATTTGCTTGAGTCTTATAAGTTTGCTTAGTCTCTGACCAATCTTCCATACAAGCTTGATGATTGTATGGAGAATAACCACGAGAATCTTCTTCATTCTCAGCTAACCATATGTCACGTAACATCTTAGATTCGTTATAAGAATAAAGAATTTTTTGCATATTTTCAGCAGAAAGACCACATGAATATTGTGGTTGACCACTTCTTTCGTATTGTCTCTCAGGTGATTTTTCAAGTAAATCTTCTTCGCGTTCTCTTTGAGTATCTTCAGTCCAAGTCTCATGACCTTCAGGAGCTTTATCATCTCCAGCTTCAGCACTTACAGGCTCTTCATTAGATTTATCTTCACCATCAGATTCACCATTACCTTCTTGAGAGTCATCACCTTCTTCATCACCTGACATTGGAATTTCACCTGAATTTTCAGGAGCTTCACCACTATCAGAGCTTGGCATACCCATTTCCATTTCATCTTCTTCTTCTTTCTCATCTTTTTGATCTTCGATGAAATCATAAAGCTTTTTGCAAACATCAACAACATCGTCCCAAGTTTTAACTTCCATAGCTTCTTTGACTAATGGAGATTCATCATTTGAGAATTCAACTGGAACATAGCCACGACCTTTTGAAGAAACATTTAAACGATCCATAAGACCAGCTTTATTAATATCTCTTTCATTAGTACCGAAAAGATCAGTATCAAAAAGAACTTTATAACCACTTTTAAACCTACGTTTAATTCCAGGATATGCTTCCATGATTTTACGTTCGATACGAATGTCTTCGACAATGTTTAAGTAAGCTCTTGGAATTTTACCAATTTTCTTTTCAGAATCGTGCCATCCATCAGCAGGAGTATAAAGAGCATGACCAACTTCATGACCAACAAGAAGATCGTAAACATCTTTACCTTTGTCTTTCCAAAGTGGAAGACGAAGTACACGATTCACAACATCGAAACTAGCAGTAGAATAATTACCGTGTTGAACAGATAAGTTCTCTTTGGCTAATAGCTTTGCTAAATATTCTTGAGCTGATAGATTCATATTATTCGTCCTCCCAATTGTTGTTATCTTTAAAGTTTGGTTCACCATCTAAATCTATCTCAACTTCTTCAGGATTATTAATAGTAGCATCAACTTTCTCGTAAAGATCTATGAAAGCTTCTTTAGTATCGTCATCAAAACGATTTACACAAAGAGCAATCGCTTTGTCTCTCTTACCGAAGATAGAGAAAGTTTGAACAATGTGGCATAAACGACGAGTTGAAATAACTTCGTCAATACCTTCATCATAAAAAGTCTTACGAATAGCATCTGCCCAACCAACAAGTAGCTTAGCAAATTCTTCGTCAATAGCTTCAAACTTTGACATATGCTTCATAACAATTTTTTCTTCAGTAGCAATAGTAGGGAA